GCAACAACGACATCGTCGTCTACAACGCGGGCGGCGCGGTCATCACGTACGCCACCGAGTGGGTGAACGAGGCGGCGCACGTGATGGTGACGTACGAGTACGACACCAAGGCGCTCAAGCTGTTCGTCGACGGCGTGCAGCGCGGGAGCGCGACACTGGCCGCACACCCGAGCCTGAGCACGCTGGAGATCGGGAACGTGAACGGCTCCGGCGCGCCGTGGTCCGGCGCGGTCGGTGATGTGCTGCTGGTGGGTCTGGACCTGTCGGACGGCGACAACGCGGCACACAAGGACGTTGTCGACGCGTACTACCGGTGGAAGTACGCGACGCCGTAGTTGACGACAGATCGCGCCCGTGACCAGCCTTGCTTTGGTAGAGCTGTTCGAGATCGACCTGACCCCGTGGTCGGGCGGCATCCTGCGCTTCCACGCCGGCAAGAATGCGCTGGGCGAGGACGTCGTGTTCGACGGACAGACGTATCTCGCGCTGCCGATCCAGGCCGAGGGCTTCGAGCATGCAAGCGGCCAGGCGCCACGCCCGAAGCTGCGCTTGGCGAACGTGACCGGCGCGATCACGGGCTACATCCTCGACTACGACGAGATCCTCGGCGCCAAGGTGACGCGGCGACGCACGCTGGCGAAGTACCTGGACGCCGTGAACTTCGCGGCGGGCAATCCGGATGCCGATCCGGACGCGCAGTTCCCGCCCGAAGTCTGGTTCGTCGAGCGCCGCGCGATGGAGACGAAGCTGCTGGTGGAGTTCGACCTGTCCGCCAGCTATGACGTCGCGAGCGTGAGTCTGCCGGGACGGCAGATCATCGCGAACGTGTGCCCGGCGATCTATCGCGATGCGACGACGGGCTGCAGCTGGTCGCCCGATCCGGAGACCGGGCCGTTCTTCGATGCCGACGACGAGGCCACAACCGCCGGCAACGACCGATGCAGTCATCGCCTGACCGGATGCCGTGCGCGCTTCGGCCAGAACGGGGAGCTGCCTTACATGGGGTTTCCAGCCTCGGGGCTGATCCGGTGAGCGGGTGGCGGACACAGGCGGCGGCGCTTGCGCGGGCGGTGCTGCCGCACGAAGCCTGCGGGCTGGCGGTGGCGATCGACGGCAAGTGGGCGTTCCGCCCGGCCCGCAACCTCGCGACCGAGCCCGATCGCTTCATCATCGATCCGGGCGACTACGCGGACGCGGAGGATGTCGGGCGCGTCGCTGCGGTGTTTCATTCGCACGCGGACGGTCCCGCGCGCTTCTCGGCAGCCGACATCCGCCAGGCCAGCGCCACGCGCCTGCCGTGGTTCCTGCTGTCGGTGGCGGCCAACCGCTGGGCTTGCCACGTGCCGCCATCGGCAGCCGAGCGCTTGGCCGGACGCGGCTTTCTGCATGGATCGGTCGACTGCTATTCGCTGGTGCGCGACACGATGGGACTGCTCTTCGGCGTCGCGCTGCCGGACTTCCCGCGTTCCGATGAGTGGTGGCACCGCGGCGGCGATCTGTATCGCGAGCACTTCGCCGAGGCTGGTTGGGCGGCGTTGCCGGCCGACGCCGAGCTGCAGCCCGGCGATGGCCTGCTGATGCGGGTACGCGCGCCGGTGCCGAACCACGCGGCGATCTACCTGGGCGACGGCATGATGATTCACCACCTGGCGGACCGGCTCTCGACGCGCGAGCCGTACCTCGGCTACTGGCAGCAGGTCACAGTGCTGCGGCTGCGGCACCGGGAGCTGGCCGATGCGTGAGGTGCGACTGTATGGGTGGCTCGGCGAGCGCTTCGGCCGCTCGCACTTCTTCGACGTGCGCACGCCGGCCGAGGCGGTGCGTGCGCTGATGGCGAACTTCGCCGGCTTCGAGCGCGAGTTCATTGGTGACGATCCGGCGCACACACGCTACAAGGTCTGGATCGGGCCGCGTCGCTGCAGCGCGCGCGACGACCTGCTGATGGGTGGCAGCGGGCCGATACGCATCGCCCCGGTGATCGCCGGGGCGAAGAGCGGCGGCCTGTTCCAGGCGGTGCTCGGCGTCGTCATCGTCGGCGCGGCGATCCTCACCGGCCAGATCCAGGCGGTCGGCGTAGGTATTTCGATGACCGGACTCGGGACGGTCGCGGTGTCGCTGGGTGTGTCGCTGGTGCTCGGCGGCATCGCGCAGATGCTGACGCCGCTGCCCAAACTGCCGGCGAGCGGCGCCCGCGACGAGATCCAGAGCGATTACTTCAACGGCCCCGTGAACACGACTGCGCAAGGCGGCGCTGTGCCGGTGCTGTACGGCGAGCTGTTCGTCGGTTCGGCCGTCATCAGCGCCGGCATCTCGGTCGAGCAGATCCAGCCCGACCAGGGCGTGATCGTTCCGCCGCGAGATCCGGACAACTACATCCCCTGACATGGCGCAGCTTCGCTCGCACGCCTACGCGCAGATCGTGGACCTGGTGTCCGAGGGGCCGATCGCCGGCTTCGTCGACGAGGACATCCGCAAGAGTGTCTATTTCGACGACGTGCCGCTGCGCAATTCCGACGACTCGGACAACTTCGAGGACGCGGTCATCGAGCCGCGCCTGGGCACGGCGGATCAGAGCTACATTGCCGGCTTCGGCGGCGTGGAGAACGACATCGCCGTAGCGGCCGAGGCGACCTTCTCGACCCCGGTCGTGCGCGCCGTCACGAATCCCGATGTCGATGCCGTGCGCGTGCGCATCAGCCTGCCGGCGCTGCAAGACGGCCGCAACGGCAAGATCGAGGGCTCTTCCGTGGAGTTCGCGATCGACGTGCAGCCCAACGGCGGCGCCTATAGCGAGGTGCGCAGGCGCAAGATCACGGGGCAGTCATCGGGCAAGTACGAGGTTGCCGAGCGGATTCCCCTGGAGGGTTCGGCGCCCTGGAACATCCGCGTGCGGCGCCTCACGGCCGACAGCAGCGATGCGCTGCTGCAGAACGAAACGTGGTGGGAGAGCTACACCGAGATCATCGACGCCAAGCTGCGCTATCCGTTCAGCGCGGTCATCGGCGTATCGGTGGACTCGGCGCAGTTCCGGGGCATTCCGCGCCGCGCCTATCACCTGCGCGGGCGCATCATCAAAGTGCCCTCGAACTACGATCCGGAGGCCCGGACCTATGACGGCGTCTGGGACGGCACTTTCCAGGACGCCTATTCGAACAACCCGGCCTGGGTGTTCTACGACCTGCTCACAAGAGCCCGCTACGGCCTCGGTCGCTACCTGCCGGCCGAGCAGGTGGACAAGTGGTCGCTGTACCAGATCGGCCAGTATTGCGATGCGATGGTGCCCGATGGTTTCGGCGGCACCGAGCCGCGCATGGTCTGCAATCTGTATCTGCAGTCGCGCATGGAAGCCTGGCGCGTCGTCGATCAGATCGCGAGCTGCTTTCGCGGCATGATCTATTGGGGCGCCGGCAGCGTGGTGCCGGTGCAGGACCGGCCGGCAGACCCGACGCTGCGTTACACCGCTGCCAACGTCGAAGACGGGGTATTCACGTACAGCGGCACCGCGAAGAGTGCGCGCCACACCGTGGCGCTGGTGACCTGGAACGATCCGACCGACCTGTCGCGGCAGAAAGTCATGTATGTGCCGGACGAGGCGGGCATCGCCCGCTACGGCATCCGCGAGCTGCAGACGGTAGCGATCGGCGCCTCGTCGCCGGGCCAGGCACGGCGCGTCGGGCGCTGGATTCTGGCCAGCGAACAGACCGAGCGCGAGACGGTGGTCTTTCGCGTGGGCCTTGACGGGCTGCTCGCCCGGCCGGGGCAGATCGTGCAGATCGCAGACCCCGCGCGTGCCGGCGTGCGGCACGGGGGGCGGCTCCAGGCTGCGACGACGTCGACGGCCACACTGGACGCCCCGGTCACGCTCGCATCGGGACCGGCGTACACCCTGACCGTGGTGCCGACGCAGGGCGCTCCGATCGAGCGGGCAGTGTCAACCGGCGCGGGCACGCACGCGACGCTGTCGGTGACGCCCGACTTCGACGAAGCCCCACCTGCTGGTGCGATCTGGATTCTCGGCTCGGACGCGATCACACCGGCGCTGTTTCGCGTGGTGTCGGTCAGCGAGCCGAAGGCCGGGCTCTTCGAGATCACGGCTCTTGCACACAACCCGGACAAGTACGCGGTCGACGATGCCGACGACGACATCCAGCCGCCGCCCGACAATCCGCTCTACGAGGCGCCGGCCGCGGTACAGAACCTGACAGCCGAGGCGACGCCGTACGCACACGGACAGTCGACCCTGCTGCAGATCCTGATCTCGTGGGATTCCAGCGCCCGCGCCGATCGCTACGAGGTGCTGGTGCGGCGCAACGCGGATAACCCGCAGACTTTCGAGGTGCCCACGACGGCGCTGGAGCTGCCGGACGCGCTGCCCGGCGTCTACACCGTGTCCGTGATCGCGGTCGGCTCGAACGGGCGGCGCTCGGTGCCGACCGTCGAGCAGTTCGACTTCGATGGTGAGGTGGACCCGCCGGCCGAGATCGAGAACCTCACGATCAACGAGCACGCGAACGGCACCGCGACGCTGCAGTGGGACGCGTCGGAAGAGCCGACCGTGCTCAACGGCGGCCGTATCGAGATCCGCTTCCAGGCCGTGCCGTCGGGCGCCGCCTGGGGCGCCGGGACGCTGGTCGCAACGGTGCCCGGCAACTCGGTCCAGTACAACGTCGGCGTGCTCTCCGGCGGCACCTTCATGGTGAAGCCGATCAACTCGGCCAACGTGGAGTCGGCGGCCTGGACCGAAGTCGTGCGCAGCACGGTGGTCGACCAGTTGCCGATCGGCACGCCTGTGCCGTGGCCTTTCGCTGGGGCGCCTCCCGGCGGCAAGTACCTGCCGATGACCGGCGGCACCTACGCCGTGAACGACTATCCGGAGCTGGGCGCGCTGTACGGCGGCACGCCGGGCGGCAGTTTTACGATCAGGGACTGGCGCGGGCTGCCCGCATGGGGCGTCGCCGCCGGAGAGACCGTTGGCGACGTGGTCGGCGACAACCTTGCGGACCTCAGACACATTCACGGCGCCGGCACGCTCGTCGTTCCGGAGCATCTGCATGGCGCCGGATCGCTGAGCGCGCAGTCGCATCTTCACGCTACCCCCAGCTCGACGGTCAACGTCGTGTCGGGCGGTGGGGCGGGCGTCGACATTCAGAGCGTCGGCGCTGAGACCGGATTCAGCGGCGCGCTGCCGGTGTCGGGCAACACGGCGAACAGCGACGAGACCGGTGTGACCGGCGACACGGCCGAAGCCTCGTGGGGCGATCTGGAGGACCCGCATGAGTTCGATCGACGCCCGCAGCGCGCGCTGGTCGCGTGGTACCAGAGGGCTCGCAGGTGACGTACTAGGGGCGCCAAGAGGATCGGAGCACTACTCCGTCCTCTGGATGTCCGTCTTCCCATCCGCGCCTATGGAAAGGCGGAAGTACTTCCGCTCATCCGCTCGAAGCAGCGTTTCTCTTTGCGTCCATTGGTCCTGACCAAGGGCACATAAGCCCTTACCCTCAGGGTCCCTGGCGCTTCGAAGCAGAAGCTCTCCTGGTTCGACATAAAAGGTGGCGGTTTCGGCGGGATTGAACCGCGCGGCCAATTTGCCGTTGATGAGGAACGCATAAAAACAGCCGCTGCCCAGCAGGCCTGTGTCACGTGTTACGACGATTGAACTACCTGCGGCCGTTGGCTCTTGGAAGGCCAGAAGTCGCTCACGAGGAACAGGCTGGGCCTTCTCATGACTAACCGGGGTTGTCGCTGTGGCACAAGCCGAGAGGATGAGAGCAACGAGTATGGACATCGCTATACGCATACTGCCCTCCTAGGGTTCCAACATCGCGCTGGCAGCGCTCCGGCATTCGAGTGTGTTGATGCCGTAAAAGAGTGCGACGTTAACCCAGGCACGATAAACCTGCCTAGTAGCCGATCGGATAGCGTGTTTCGCCGGCG